GAAAGATGCTGTTCTGACGAATTTGCTAATGCGTTGTGTGGTGAGCTTAACAAAAACCTACCACCTAAACAGCAGATGTCCAAGAGCTCTGGTGTATTTACTGACAGCGCTAGCTACACTTCGTTGATACCAGAGTGTACTAATATTTCTGTCGGCTACAAGCGTCAGCACACCAGTTCAGAGAAGTTTGACCTTGAATGGCTCGAACGTATGCTGATACCTGCTGTGTTCAAAGTCAACTGGTCAAAGCTACCCGTCAAGCGTGACCCAAAAGCCAGAGAGACATGGGGTATGGGCAACTATTACGGCTATGGCAGACGAGCTGATACTTACTGGGATTTTCCGTATGATGAAGATGATGAGTTCAGATACTCTCAGTCGTACAAAGTTCCTCAGCAAAAGTCTTTCAAGTTAGGCACTACTGACGAGGGCAGAAAGAATCAGTTTAAAACTATTCAGTCCTCTGTTGACAGACATAGGTATGCCATAGACAACATGGTTCCCTTCGATATTGCTGACGGCTTCTTTACTAAAGAGTCAGAGGAGATGAAGATTGAACGTGTTCTCATGACTTTTGATAAAGCTGATATGTCCATGAGAGATATTGCCAAGTTAGTCATTGATGCTTATGAGGCAGACGCAGAAGAAATGGACTTCTAAGATACCCTCTCCCTTTCTCCTTTTGGGGAGAGGGCGTAATCCTAGCTTATCTTAGCTAGGGTTCTTTCCTCCCAACTTGCCCCTCTTCGGAGGGGCTTTTTTTTGTCTTGACGTTTCTTAAAATCCATGATACAGTCGGCTAAACGCCGCAGGCTACATAAGGTTATATAAGATGCTCGACAAGTTTATCCAAGATAATTTACCTCAAGGTAATGAAACAATTAGAACTAACTGCCCTAATTGTCATAAACGTAATACGTTTACAATCTCTCGTGTTAATGGAAAAGTTCTTTGGAACTGCTACAGTGCTAACTGTAAAATAAAAGGTATAAAAAATTTTACTCGTAGCTCTGACGAGATACGTGAAAAAATACGTGACAGTAGTGATGTATTGGAAAATTTCCTGACCCCGGACTCATTCACAATTTTTACACAGAACGAAAGAGCTCGTGCTTACATAGAAAAAAATAATTGTATGGCAGCTTACAATAATCGTGATGTAGAAATAATGTATGACTCAAAGCAAGATAGAGTTGTATTCATGGTAAAAAATAATCACTACGTTTGTGATGCTGTTGGCAGAAGTCTGAATAGATTCACAAAACCTAAGTGGTACAGGTATGGCAAATCAAATCGCCTGTTCACTTGTGGTAAGAGTAAGGTAGGCGTCCTTGTTGAAGATGCTGCAAGTGCCTGCGCCATATCCCCTGTTGCTACCGGCATAGCATTACTTGGTACAAACCTACGTGATGTGAACGTGAGCTCACTTCGTAAATTCGACCACATTCACATTTGTCTTGACCCAGACGCAACTCGTAAGGCATTATGGATGCAAAAGCATTTGGCTTACTACGTGTCTTGTGATATAGTCAGAGTAGATGATGATTTAAAATATTTTAGCCCAGAGGAGATAGAGAAATTAGTATTGAACAACAAATAATTAAGCTACTGTTAAAAAAGGATTTTTATAACGCTAACAAAGATAAAATAAGTAGGTCTATGTTCCCAGATGAATTACGAGACTTGCATGACACACTAGAGAAAGGTCATAAAAGATATGAAAGAGACCTAACCATACTTGAACTACGTGAGTTATATAGAATAGATAATCCTACTGCAACACGTGCAAAGAGAGAGATTGTGTCTGATATGCTTGATGACATTGATGGGTTACCTCACATAGGGGAAGACGTAGCTACAGATGTGGTTAGCACATTGTGGCAACAAGAAGTGGGGCGCCGGATAGCTGACTTGGCTCTGTCTATTATGGAGGGCTCGACTGACAAACTGCTTGATATAAAAAGTATTGTAGAAAAGTCACAAGAAGGTTTTGTGCCGAAAGATGATTATGAGGAGATACCAACTGACCTAGATACTCTGTTAGAGTTTGAGCAGAATGAAAGCTGTTGGGAGTTCAACATACCTAGTCTACACAAGCATGTTCGTGGGGGTAAAGCAGGTGAATTTATGATTGCTTTCGCTAGACCAGAGGTTGGCAAGACTGCTTTCTATGTATCACTTGCGGCATCTCCGGGCGGATTCTGTTCACAAGGTGCTAATGTTCACATCATAACTAATGAAGAGCCTGCTCGTCGTACTATGGTTCGTTCTGTGTGTTCGTACACCGGCTACACGCACGATGAATTGTACCAAAACAAGTCTCAGGCTCGTTCACAATTTTTACAAATCGCACCTAACATAACTATGGTCGATAGAGTGGACGCATCTATTGAGTGGTTGAATGTTTATTGTGAGCACAAGAAGCCTGACATTTTGATTATTGACCAGTTGGACAAAGTAAATGTCAATGGTAACTTTGCCAGAACAGATGAAAAGCTTCGTAGCATATACACAAAGTTTAGAGAGATATGCAAAAGGCACAAGCTTTTTGGTATTGGTATTAGTCAAGCGTCTGCTGATGCAGAGGAGCGCACACATGTAACTTATGCTATGATGGAAAACAGTAAGACTGGTAAAGCTGCAGAAGCTGACCTAATCATAGGCATCGGTAAGAATGACATCACTAACAATGATGACACACGTAGATATTTGACTATATCTAAAAATAAGTTGAGTGGATTTCATGGTAATATAGTTTGCAATCTTGATACAAAAAGGAATAGATATACAGTATGATTACAACATTAGATGTGGAAACTACCTTCCACGTAGGTGAGACTAAGCGAGCAGACCCGACTCCGTTTCACCCCAATAACAGATTAGTTTCTGTGCAATACAACACTTGTCAAGATTTAGAGCCTAAGTTTGTGTGGTTTTATCACGAAAAAAAGAACCCAGACTTACCCGTGGCTCATTCACAAGTTCAACAAATATTAAATAACACAACATTACTTGTAGGACATAATATAAAGTTTGACTTAGTTTGGTTGTGGGAAAGTGGATTTAGCTACAGTGGCAGAGTTTATGACACCATGATTGGTGAGTATTTACTTTTGAAAGGGCAGAAGTATAGCCTTAGCTTACACGACTCTTGTATTAGAAGAAAAGTTAGCTTGAAAAAGTCTGACTTGACAAAAGATTACTTGACAAGAGGTGTAGGATTCGACCGCATGCCTTGTGAAATTGTAGAAGAATATGGTGTCGCTGACATAGTTTCCACTAGAGAGCTGTATGAACATCAGCAAAAACTCTTTAAAAACAGTGTGATGGAGAAGCATCTTAAACTAATGAACGGCTTCTTATTCACATTAGCTACAATCGAACGCAATGGTATAAAGATTGACTTACAGGCTTTGCAAGATGTGAAGCAGGCATATCGTAAGGAAAAGATTGAGCTCGAACGCACTATGCAAGAGATTATGCGTGAAGTTATGGGTGACACACCAATAAACTTTGCTTCACCGGAGCAGATTAGTCAGATGATTTACTCTCGCAAGGTAAAAAACAAGAAAAACTGGGCAGAAATGTTTAATATTGGTTTAAATGAGAAGGGAAAGCCCCTTCCTAGACCAAGAATGTCAGTTGGCGCTTTTGTTAAGGTTATAAAAAGCATGACAGAGCGTGTTCACAAGACAACTGCACTACACTGTAACACTTGTTCCGGCAAAGGTAAATTCTTTAAACGCAAAAAGAACGGACAATTATGGAAAAAAGAGTCAAAATGTAGGATTTGTAAAGGTGCAGGCTATCTCTTGAAGAAACATGCTGCAGTTGCAGGACTCACAATGAACCCAAGAGACGTTAGAGACGTGTCTGCTAATGGATTTGCCACAGATAAAACCACGTTAATGCGTCTTTTAGAGGATGCTAAGAATAAAGGTAACAAAACTGCAGAGAGATTCTTACAATGTTCCATACGACTCAACGCTGTTGACGTGTATTTGTCCAGTTTTGTTGGTGGTATCGAAAGGAATGTCAAGCCAAATGCTATTTTGCACCCAAAATATAATCAATGTGTGACCAGAACAACACGATTATCTTCTTCTGACCCTAATTTTCAGAATCAACCACGTGGAAATACTTTTCCTGTTCGTGCTGTTGTTGTGTCTAGGTTTGATGGGGGCAAAATATTACAAGCTGACTATTCACAACTAGAGTTTAGAGTGGCTGCACAGCTGTCCGGTGATGAAGTTATGAAGAAAGATATACTTGACGGCAGTGACGTTCACAAATATACAGCTTCTATTATATTTGACAAAGACGAAAAGGATGTAACTAAAGATGAAAGGACTATGGCGAAAGCACACACGTTTAAACCGTTATATGGCGGTACACATGGGACGCCTAATGAGATGGCTTACTACAGAGATTTCATGGATAAATACCCACGGTTGGCAAAATGGCATGAGGACTTACAAGCTGAGGCTATCACTGAGGGCTCTGTTACTTTGTATACGGGTCAACAATTTGCTTTTCCGGGCACTGAACGTCTTGCGAGTGGCTCAGCCAGTAACGCACCCGCTATTAAAAATTATCCCGTACAAGGTTTGGCAGGTGGTTGCATTATGCCGCTCGCTCTCATTCGATTACAAAGTGCGTTTAGCAAAAAAGGAATTAAGTCTCTTATTATTAATACTGTACACGACTCGGTGGTGATTGATGTATATCCCGGCGAGGAAGACATTGTATCTAAGCTTGCTCACAGAGCTATGTCGGATGTGACAAGCACTTTTGAAAGTTATTATGATGTAAAATGGGATGTTCCATTTGGTGTAGATTTAGAAATGGGATATAATTGGTTAGAAATGGAAAATATTTATTTGACTTAGCAAATGAAATGTTCTATAAATAACAAATCTAAAATTGAAAGGAGGTCATATGACCACATTACCAACAGTAAATAATGAAATCGGTTTTGACAAAATAGCTGAGGTTATAGGGCAAGATACCCCTGCAGTCTCATCTATTGGTCACACCATATTAAAAATAAATAGAGACATTGAAGATGACGATGGTAGGTCTATTCCGCCCGGAAGTTGGTCTACTACGCATGAGGGTACAACTGTTTATGCAAAGAAGGCTAGCTTTCAGTTATTTCTTCAGCGTTATCAATATCTTCAGTACGACCCGAAGATTAACGAGTTAGTCAATAAGTCTTGTATGGCTAAAAATCTGTACCCACAGACAGAGATACCAGATATGTTAGGTGGTATGCGCTGTGGCTACGTACCTAAATCCAAAAGGGACACACTCACTGCTGATGACTTGTATAAGCAACAGCAGATTAGCCCATTCCGTATGCTTTACGGTAAAATGTTCTTTGAGGATGCAGTGAATTCAGATGGCGAGAGCGTCGAGGTAGGGGGGCTTCCCGTCGTCTGGAGAGCGAGAGGGGCTAATTTTATGCCTATCTCGGATGTGTTAGACAGCTTGTCAGCACAGAAAAAACCTTTCTTGTTTTACAAGTTACGGGCAGACTTGGCAAAACATAAGAAGGGCAGTAATGTCTACTATGTGGCAGGCTTCTCCGTTGACTCTGGTCCGATTGAGTTTACCAGTCAAGACCAAGAGTTATTGAGTCACTTTGTGGACTATGTAGCGAGTGAGAATAGTTACATTATGTCAGAGCACAATAAATGTCTTCAAAAGACAGATAGAGTGATTGACGCCGATGCAACTATTGACGATTTGGACGATGATTTGTCGGCGGTTATCTGATGAACAAACATCAAGCTGCTTTGTTTTCTTTCCTTTCTAGAGCAGCTAGTGGGGAGGCAGAAATGCCTCCTCATGTCCTAGACGAGTTTGGTGAACTGGCTAAACAAGCATTAAAGAAACAGTTCACAAAGAAAAAGGAACCTTTTAGATTACGAATGAGTAATGTTGGCAGACCACTGTGTCAGTTACAGATGGAAGCCATGAATGTAGAACCAGAAGCGCCCGACTACGATTTTAAAATGCGTATGATTATAGGGGATGTACTAGAAGCAGTCATCATTGCACTGTTGCAAGCGTCTGGTGTAGAAATAAAAAATAAACATAAAAAAGTCTCACTAAAAGTTAATGATGATGAGATACAAGGTGAATACGATATAGAATTATCTGATGGCATCTATGACATAAAAACTGTGTCTCCTTTTGCGTTTGAGTCAAAATTTAATGCTGACGATGCTTTTGATAAAATTAATAACTCAGATTCCTTTGGCTATGTGTCACAAGGGTATGGTTATGGGCTCGCATCCAACAAGCCCTTCAAAGGTTGGATTGCAATAAATAAATCAACGGGACAGATAGCTGTAGCTGAAGCCCCACCAAATGGTAAATATAAGGAGAATACCAAAAATGAAATACAGAATGTACACAAAGCAATATCTGATGGAAGACCTTTTAAGCGGTGTTTCACCGACATTGAAGAACTTTATTACAAAAAGTCTACGGGAAACCGCACCTTGGGCATTGAGTGCCACTATTGTCCCTTCAAATCCAAGTGTTGGGACGGTTTGGAGTTCAGAAGACAACTCCCAAGTAAGGGACGAAACCCCAGATTTGTTTGGTACACCCACATCACCCAAGAATGGCGTGACACTATTAATAAAGAAGAAGGCTGATGATGACAAAATTGAAACAAAGTATTTCAAAGTCTCCAAGTTTGAAGCGCAAGACTTCATCTCGCAACTCAACCACGATATCCAGTTCCCACAAATCCAAAGCTCAGGTACGACGACAATCATCCCGGCAAAAAGTATTGTTGAAGTCCGTATCGAAGAAGATGAGCCCTCGCTCAGCCAAAGCAAAGGGAAGAAAACTACAGACATGGGTAGTGGAAAAGCTTCTTAGTGTATTCAAGAGGCTAACCTCACTAGATGTGCGTTCAACCCCTATGGGGGTAAATGGGGTTGACGTACAGCTGTCAACATCAGCGTATAGAAAGTTCCCCTATAACATAGAGTGTAAGAACACAGAAAGAATTAGAACAATATACAATTACTATGAACAAGCTATTTCACACGACAACATAGAAAAAGAAGGCGAGCCGTTGTTGATTATAAAGATGAATAGACAAAAACCTTTAGTAGTTGTAGATGCAGAACATTTTATAGAGCTCGTATCATGCCAAAACAAAAAGTAATTAATTTAAAAGAAGGCGATGCCGCCCTCATAGTTCACACAAACGTGGATGGTATGGGTAGTTATGACTTAGAGATATGTTATAATTTTAGTCCCGGTTCACTACACCCAGATGAAATGACATTTTACACTTTACTATTACATGGAGTTTTGTATTATTCTATGTATGACCCAGATACGTTAGTTAGCGCAGGGTTTGAAGATATGAAACAATTACAAGAGAAAGTGACAATACATTGACTATAAAATTCAAAGATTTTGTTAATCATCCACCACATTATACAAATGGTGACATAGAGTGTATTGATGCCATGAGAGCTTCCATGTCTCACATAGAATTTTGTGGATATTTAAAAGGTAATATAATTAAATATTTATGGAGATATAGAGATAAGGGTAAGTCAATTCAAGATATAGACAAAGCCCTCTGGTACCTAAATAGACTAAAAGAGGAACTACAATGCCAAGAGAAGACGTCAAAGTAATCGTAAAGATAATAGCTAAGATTGATTCATCGGAATTTACACCCGACTTGGAGGAACTGCCAGTGCTTTTAGAAGAATACGTAGAGGACTTAATACATGAGGTCTCTGGTATAACAGTTAAAGACGTAACCGTAGAACAAAGATAGGAGAAGAAATGAGTAACGTACTACCAACAGATTATCAAAATTTTATAGCAGTGTCTCGTTATGCCCGATGGCTGCCAGATGAAAACCGTAGAGAGACATGGTTTGAAACTGTAACTAGGTATGTCAATTATATTTGTAGTAAAGCAAATTTAGGCACAGATATACATGAAGAAATATTTGATGCTATATATCATTTACACGTCATGCCCTCTATGAGAGCTCTTATGACAGCAGGTCCTGCTCTTGAGAGAGATAACACAGCCGGATACAACTGCTCTTACTTACCTATTGATGACCCAAAAGCTTTTGATGAAGCTATGTATATATTGTTATGTGGAACTGGTGTGGGTTTCTCTGTAGAGAGGCAATACGTAGCTAAGTTACCACAAGTTCCTGCAGAGCTAGTGGACTCAGATGAGACAATAGTTGTGAGTGACAGTAAAGAAGGATGGGCTAAGGCTCTGAGAAAGCTGATAAGCACACTATATTCTGGTAAAGTTCCTAGCTGGGATGTGTCTAAGGTTCGTCCTGCAGGAGCAAGACTAAAAGTATTTGGTGGTAGAGCGTCAGGTCCTGCACCTTTAGTAGACCTGTTCTCATTCACAATAAAATTATTTCGTGAGAACGCAGGTCGTAAGCTATCTAGTTATGACTGCCACAATCTTATGTGTAAGGTCGGCGAGGTTGTCGTCTCAGGGGGCGTTAGACGCTCCGCTATGATTAGCTTATCAAATCTGTCAGATGGGCGTATGCGCCACGCTAAGAGCGGCACATGGTGGGAAACAGCTCCACAGATGGCACTAGCTAATAACTCCGTGTCATACACCGATAAGCCGGATGGTGAAACCTTCTTACGTGAGTGGACTGCATTAGTGGAAAGTAAATCCGGTGAGAGAGGTATATTCAATAGAATAGCTGCTCAGAAACAAGCAGCAAAGTACGGCAGGCGTGATTCTGAGCATGAGTTTGGTACCAACCCTTGTTCTGAGATAATATTGCGTCCGTATCAGTTCTGTAACTTAACAGAAGTTGTAATAAGAGCTGATGACACAAGCGAATCTTTGACTAAAAAAGTTCGTTTAGCAACTATTTTAGGAACAGCTCAATCCACACTAACAAACTTTCCTTACTTAAGAAAGATATGGAAAGATAACACTGAAGAAGAAAGGCTCCTTGGAGTTTCACTAACAGGAATTATGGACAACTCTCTTACTAATGGCATT